GAAGACATAAGCGATATAGCAAACTATCATTTCGCTGCTAGTGTCAGTGGCTCCAATTGCCCAAGTTGCGACTTCCCTGAGTCTCTCACTAAAAGACATTAGGTCAGAGCTCTTCCTAGTGTAAAGTTTCACAAATGACTTGAAGTGATCGTATAATCTTTTGCCCGCAACGTACTCGTAGTTAAGAAAAATCATGTAACTGTCAGAAGGGTAGCACTTGGAGGTTTTGAGTGTGTATCCAATTTGGCTTTGAATTGTGCTATATCCTTCGAGGACTTTGTTTGCGTGGTCCCAGTATTTCTTTTTGCTTACATCTACAATTGTCAATCCGTCGTCTAAGAAAGTGAGGAGATGGGCTTTGCCTTCAATGAACTTTTCGCCACCTCTTTTGCCTCTGAGTATGTTGGTGCAAAAAGCTTTCATATTAACCATAAGGTAGGTGAATCTCTTGCCAGAGGTGCCTTCTTTATTTGCGCCAAGGGATTTGTATGTTGTATGGTAGTTCATGATGTTGCAAATTATTTCGTCTTTCTTGTCTATTTCAGTGATGTCGTTCGCCCATTCTTGATCGTATATGTCTGCCCAAAATTTGGCACTGTCTTCCTGAACTCTGACAGGCATATGGGGGGACCACTTGCTAATGTCATCGGACATGAAGAGGGGTTTGAGATCGACGTCATCGTAGGCTTCCATTCTGTTCCACTTTAGCATCTTTTCCCTGATGGTAGCGTTGGCTATGCCTACTGCGTTTCCAGGCACGTTTCTTAGAAATTCACTTATGTTTTCTTCAAATTCAGACATGAGCATTTTGTCACCTAGGCCATACACGAAGAAAAGTCTCCCGAGCTCTTTGCCAGATTCTACTTTAAAGCTTGCTTTGATGGGGTGTTCCTTAGATTTGTAGACTTTCCTATACTCTTCGAGGTTGAACTTTCTGTCTGCTTGCATCATGTGGACCACCATATTGGTGTCTTTCTTGAATAACCGTTCATTACCGAAATTCCTGGAGACTTCATCAGGGATGAAAGCAGCATCTTTGAAGTACATTTCGATGTCTTCATCCCTTTTCTTGTAGCTTAAGCAGCCAGTGAGACAAACGTGTCCCACATCTTTCTCGTGAAGGCCAGGCCATCTAGTGCCATTGGTGTTGTAATCATTTTTCAGCTTAAAGTCCATACATGCATCAGTCATGTAGCCAGGGAGTCTATGGAAGGTTTTGAAGTAATGAGAGATGAACTGGAGTTTGTTGTATGCTAGAAAATCGAC